ATGCATCTTTGCGGAAAAATGGATAAAATCAGATACCGTCTTGTATATAACCGCCAGAACACACTTAACAGGCAGGGCACGGCTCTTGTACAGGTTGAAGCCTATTTGAACCAAAGGAAAATCTACTTGAAGACCAATGTTTACCTCAAACCGGAATGCTGGAGCCGTGAGGGGGCACAAGTCATTAACCACCCCCAATCTAACGAACTCAACACAATGCTCTATGAATACATCCTGTATCTGCAAGGCATAGAGTTGGGGTATTGGAAGCGCGGAATACCTGCCACACTCTCACTACTGAAGGATGCTGTCAAGAAGAAAAGTACGGTGAATGTCAGCTTCTCCACTTTTGCCAAATCAGCCATTGACAATTCGGACAAGAAGCAGTCCACCAAGGACAACCTGCACTCGACACTGGCGGTCCTGCATGATTTCCGTTCCGGATTGGACTTCAAGGATCTTACCTATACATTCCTTCGTGATTTTGAGCAATACTTAAGAGAAAAGGGCAATGCGGTCAATACGATAGCCAAGCACATGAGACAGCTCCGTACCTTGGTCAATGAAGCAATCAACCAGGGATATATGCACGCAGATGCTTATCCGTTCAGAAAGTACAAAATCAAACAGGAGAAAGGCAGACATGAGTTTCTTACCCCGGACGAGCTGAAGAAGCTGGAAACGGTCAAGGTGGAAGAGGAGTCCATGCGTCATGTGCTCGATGCCTTCCTGTTCTGTTGTTATACTGGATTGCGCTATTCTGACTTCTGCCAGCTATCTCCGGCCAACTTTATCAAGGTAAACGGTAAGCGTTGGTTACACTTCACGTCCGTTAAGACAGGGGTGGAAATCCGTCTGCCGTTGCATCTGCTGTTTGAAAGCAGGGCATTGGGCATTCTTGACCGCTATCCGGATATCGGAAGTTTTGCCGCTTTGCCTTGTAACTCGGAAGTGAATAAGCAGCTTCGAAAGCTGGCCGGGTTGTGTGGTATCAAAAAGCGGATAACCTACCATGTGAGCCGTCATACCTGTGCCACCCTGCTGGTTCATCAGGGAGTTGCGATTACAACAGTCCAGAAGCTGCTCGGACATACTTCCGTAAAGACCACACAGATTTATTCGGAGGTACTTTCCAGCACCATTGTGCGTGACTTGAAAAATGTTCAAAGGAAAAGGAAAAAAGTAAAGATGTTTCCCGATAAAGGCTTGAGAACATCCGATTTTATAGACAACCGGTAGATTTCATGAATCCTATTTGTTTTCTATTAATATTGTGATTCTTTAAATTCTTCGGATAATCGAAATATTGCTCCTGATTATTTTTTTCAATATGGATTGAATATGGAATAGTTTTCACTATCTTTGCAGTGTAACCAGGAGCTTGATGGCAATAAATATTGTCATCGGGCTCTTTTTTTATTGTCATATCGTGGCAATGGATTTAAGTAATTCTGCAACAATGACGTAAGTAAATAGACATATCTTTGAAGTAGTATTATAATCAGATAAACAATAGACAGAATGGAATTAAACGACTGGTTGGCTATAATCGGGGCTTTCGGAGGATTGGAGGCTGTCCGTTGGGGTGTCACGTTCTGGGTGAACCGCAAGACGAACGCACGGAAAGAGGATGCGTCCGCCGATTCAATGGAGGATGAGAACGAGCGCAAGCAGGTTGACTGGCTGGAAGAACGTATCGCCCAGCGTGACGCCAAGATTGATGCGTTATACGTTGAGCTTCGTAATGAACAGTCTGATAAGCTGGCATGGATTCATAAGTGCCACGAGCTGGAACTGCAATTGAAAGATGCCGAACATAACCGTTGTGACAGGCCCGACAGCGAATGCGGCCGTCGTATTCCACCACGCAGGGCTACATTAATTAAAGATAAGGAGGAAAAGAAATGAAGTTTTTTACGATTGCGGAACTCTGCAAGTCAACAACTGCTGACCGCTTGGGTATCAATAACAGATGCAGACAGGAGCATGTGACTGCTCTGACTGCCTTGGTGGATAATGTGCTTGATCCGTTACGCACATGGTGGGGAAAGCCAATAACAGTAAACAGTGGCTATCGCTGTCTGGAACTTAATGCAGCTGTCAAGGGAAGCAAGACCTCGCAGCACATGAAGGGGGAAGCTGCTGATATTGACACTGGGGACAGACAGCAAAACAAGCTGTTATTTGAATATATCCGCAAGAACCTGCCCTATGATCAATTGATTGACGAGTCTAACTTCGCTTGGGTGCACGTCAGTTATCGGGCTGACGGGGATAACAGGATGCAAGTTCTTAAGTTGTAGACTATGTTGGTTAGAGTTATGAACTGGGTAAGCCGGCATATATTGCTGGCTCCTTTCATGTGTTTGTTCCTGTTGTTCGGATCATGTGGCAGCTCGCATAAGGCTGTCAAGTCCGATGTAGAAGTAATCAGCAAAGATAGCGCCAGTGAATCAGTCAACATCATACATGGGTCTGCTACTTCTTTAAGAGAGCTGATAACCACTAATGGCAACTATGTAATTGATTTCTGTATCTATGATACCCGAAAACCGCCCGATAGCCTGACCGGGAAACCTCCGTTATTGGCAGACGGTCATGTGGAAGGTGATTTCAGCAAGAATAAAAGGAAGGAAACTGCAATCAAAGACAGTACGGAAGTGAAAGCTGACAAGGAAACCACTTCCACCAAACATGAAGAAACCAAGACTGAAGGGGTAAAGGATAAAAAAGAATCCACTTTGCTTAAACAAATCGGTTTTGCCTGTGTTTGTGTAACCGTTTTGATTGTCGTTATGCTGATAGTAAAGCATTGGCGCAATAGACAATCTTCATCATAAGACTTTAAATTTATAAATTGGACTGCCCCAGCTCGTGATGAGTCGGGGCTATTTTTGTTATCTTTGCCGGAACTAACATTAACTTATGTATTATGGCTGAAAAAAAAGAATCTTATTCCGAGGAGGAATTGAATGAAATGATCGTATGGTTCAATAACCATGCTGATGAACTTCCCAAAGAAATGCAGATTAACAAATCCGCTTTCACACCGGATTTGAAACTTACTGTTGAATCCTGTATCATGCAAGCCAAGCAATGTCTGGGCAACTATAAGATGGCCGGAGCTTTTAGATTACTTCAACAAATCAAAGCGAAGATTGAGGATAATAAATAAAATCTCATATTTTACTTTTTTTAGAATATCAAGCGGCCCAGCGACGGGTAACCGCTTGATATCTGCTTACTAAAAATCTCCTTGATAATTTTTTATAAGATCATTGGCTTCCTGTATATCATGAGGCGTGTAAATATCTGTCATCAATATACTGCTGTGACGAGCTTGGTCACGTACGCTTAACACATCATAATGTCGTAACATATTCGTTATACCTGTATCTTTTAAGGAATAAAACTTATATTGGGCGGAAAGCTTTAAATCTTTTCTGAGATGATGTGCCCACCAGTCCCGGAACATTTTTTCAGATCTTTTTGTTTTACCGGGACGAAACCCGTCAGAGAATAAATAATAATCACCGGGATTGTTGAAAATGTGCAGGTCCAACATGAGATGTATGACTTTTGATGGTAATGTAATAGTGCCATCTTTGCGATTTTTTGATATATTGTCTGATACGAATATTGTTTGCTTTTTCAAACTTATATCGTTTAATCTCAATCCTACCATTTCCGCCGGTCGGATAAAACAATAGTATAGAATATAGCTTGCCAGCAACATATAGGGGTTATGGTTCTTTAAGTAGTCGCTCACTTTTGCAAGTGTTTCCGGTGGCAGGATGTTGCGTAGCTTTTTTTTCCCTTTTCTTCCCAGACTACTGATCCCGGCTGTTGGATTCTGTGTTAAATAGTTATGGTTCAGACAGAAGGTGGAAAAAGACTTCAAAAAGCCGAGATAGTTATCGCGCGTAAATGCAGTGTTATCCCTAGTTATATACACTTCGTCAAGCAGCATAACACAAAAATCCTTATCAAATTGGTAAATGTAGGTGATAGGGACCTTTTTCTCTTCATTGAAGATTTCCATATTACGAAGGTAGGAGCTATAAGATTTGATCGTTTCTTGTCGGTATCTCCCGTCCCTTTGCATTTTGGCGAGAAAAGTGCGGTATTTGTCTATTACATCTTTGAACAGTAGAAAGGCGTTGCCGCATTCTTGCTCAATCCAAGGATTCCATCCTGTTGCGAGTTTTTCTGATAGTCTGTTGATGCATCCTTTGGCGTATGCCCTTCTTTCCTTAACGGATTTGATGAAGTTCAGTTTGATCTTTTTCCGTTTCATCACTCCGTCAACAGGATTGAATGCGTAAAAGTCAATGTACCAATCTTTACCCGTATGTAATATAGGTGGTGTGTAACTCTTAATTTCTTGGATTTTGGACATTTTTTTTTATTTGTTTTTGCTAACAGCAGAAACAAATGGTTAATAATTCCCGTCCCGATTTCGTCCCGGCGGATTTGCTTAAAATGAGATAAGCCACTGACTTTCAGTGGCTTATCCTTTACAGTGTCGGAATGAGGCGACTCGAACGCCCGACCCCTACGTCCCGAACGTAGTGCGCTACCAACTGCGCTACATTCCGTTTCTGTTTTGCGAGTGCAAAGGTAAGGCATTTTTTTGAAATCAAAAAGAATTTCACAGAAAATTTGTAGAAAATTTGTAGAATCAAAAAATATGTCTACCTTTGCAACCACAAACGAGAAGCTAAGGTTTTTTATTGAATGTGCTGAGAAGTAAGTTCCTATGTGCTTAACCACTGACTTGGTGCCATAGCTCAGTTGGTAGAGCAAAGGACTGAAAATCCTTGTGTCCCCGGTTCGATTCCTGGTGGCACCACCAAACAAAGTGCATAGAACTTCTTACAAAACGTTGTAACTGAATAAGTTACAGCGTTTTTTGTTTTTTTGGGGTAAAACATAGGTAAAACTTTTAATAAAAACATATTTAATTATCTGATTTTCAATTGGTTATATTGCAAAGATAAGTTTTTTTTCGTATTTTAGCACCATTATTTTAAAATAATATGGTATGAAAGTTGGTATCAAGATGAAATACATAAGTTATCATCACTTCAAAAATAGATTTTATATACTTAATGTATTACCATATATAAAGTGCATAACTCAATAAATATATAATGGAAAATACGGAAAATAAGATAAGGCATATTTATTGCATAGAGGGAAACTGGAATAAACATCCTCACAGCAATCAAAGCATAAAACCTATACTGGATTTATTGTTCACTTTCTCTAAAATCAAATACATATATAAAAAATGCATTACCAAAAGAGATTTTATAAAGGGGCTTCAAAGCTTCACACAAAAACGATATTCAAATTATACCGTTTTATATATTGCGTATCATGGACGTAAAAACCGCATTTGTATCGGTAACGAGTATATAACATTAAAAGAGATTGCAGATGTATTAGAAGGCAAATTAAACGGTATTATCGTACATATTGGAAGTTGTTCTACACTTAATACTACTGAAAAAAATATCACAGATTTTATTAACCGTACAGGATGCGCTCTCATTTCAGGCTATAAGAAAGATGTGCCATATATTGACAGTATTGCTTTTGAATTACTTTACTTTAATGTACTGAATACATACAAAACTTATACCTCTATCAAAAAGAACATTGTCAGCAAGTATCCTACATTAGTAGATATTCTTAGATTTACCTTTTTATATTAATGCGAATTTGATATAAAATTAGAAGAAAATAAGCCATCTGTCAAAGAACTCTATCTCTCTTTTAATAACTTAGATTTTTATCTCAAATTCACGCTATTTGAACTTCTGATGTTCCAACTTATGACACTTAGAGCAAAGAGTGATTAAATCAGCATCGTCCACATCCCATGGATTTTTACTTCTTGGATATCTTTTATGATGAACTTCCAGTGTATTAAATGATTTTATTTCATAAAGCGGAAATATTATGGAATACCCATCAATAAATATCCTGGCTCTACCTTGATAAGCAAATCTATTATCCCGTTCAATATTTTGACATAAAAAAAACTTATGCGATGTTTTAATTCTATTATCATGTTCTATCAAAATAGAGTCTATGAAGCCTGGATTTTTTCCCTTTCGTTTATATCGTAAAGAGCTTTTTAATGATTTTAAATAATACTCATATGTATCTTTGGTAGAACACTTGACATCTGATAGTATTTGCATTTTCCTAGCAGGAAGCATCGATTGGTATAAAATTGGCAACCGGCTTAAATCTTCGTAAAAATAGTTCATCCACAAATTATATTTGGGGATATAGTAACTTTCTTGATTAAATCTCAAATCTTTATCAACTTCAAATTTTATTTCGTTCTTCTGAATTTGTTTGTAAACATCTATCACACAAGAAGCGATCTCTTCAAAATCCACAATCTCATACAATTCATTTATGTCTTTCAAAACATAAATATTATGACAGTATTGGCAACGATAACGATCTCTTTTCCTTATTTTTTCTCTCTTTTCAATCCATCTTTTGTCTCTCAACTTTTTTTTATACAAACTGTTTTCCCCAGTAGTCTTTAATATTCCCAAATCCTCTCTGTTGCATCTTTCATAAAAATAAGATAGAATTTTTTCCTCATTTGTTATATAAAAATTGTATTTGTCTATATTTGGATAGCTATCTTCTTCTATTTGGTTATTTTCTTCAGAATATATATCAACAGTTGTTAGTTCATGCTCATATCTAAGGGTACAACTTTCAACTCTCTCTTTATTATTCAAAGAAGATAGTTTTTTTTTAATATCATAATCTTTTTTATTTTCTCTCTTCTCTAAATCCTTTATCCCCATCCACAAAATTATTATAGATACTATTAAAAATATAGGTGCAATGTAAAGAAGAGCTATTAGTCCTATGAATATTAAAATTAAATATAATATCAGTCTTAATTTATCTAGCATACAGCTTCAATTATTTTAATTATATTGCTAATATTATAAATACTATTCCTGCATATTGGAGCATGGAAAATTTACGTTTCCCATTATATTTTAGACATTGCTATTTCAAATTTTGATTTTATTTCAGCTGTTAATTCTCCTTTGGGGAGTGAATCCATTCTTTTAAGCAGTTCATTTGTTCTGCGCTTTTCCTTGCGATATTCAGCAACACCGAAATAATTTTTTAGACATTGCAGATAATAATCATACCTGTCAGACTTGGCAAATATATATCTTTTTATATCATTTTCCAAATAGCCTGTATAATCCACTTCAATATCATCAAAAACAATTTTATCAAATATCTTTTTCATTAAACGTTTGAAACGTATATAATGCAAAGGACTTAATAGGTTACTGCCTGTCACATTGGTGAATCCCTTGTTCTTTAATTGCTTACGTGATAATTTAATTTCATACCGCAATAAATTCACAGGAACTTTATCACGCTCTGCTATAGGGATACGGGAGCTCTTGATAGCTTCAAAAGTCTTATCATAGAACTTTATGGAATATTCCGAGAAGCTACACCTACATCCTCTCAATTGACTCGTTCCTTTTAATGGTGTCATAGGAATAAACCTATTTGATTTATAGCTATGTATTGTATTAAGATAACGTGATACATCTTTATCCATTTGAAAATTGACACCTAATTCTATACTGGTAACGATAAAGTATTCCAAAGGTATGTTCGTTATATCAGACAATTTCAACAATACAGCTTTAGCTTCTTCATAAGTAAACAAAGAATAATTATTTCCTTTCGCATATTTGTGCAAAGAACCTGTTATGGTTAAACGGTTGCCTTTATAAGTAAACCTTAAGTTGCTTATAAGTGAAGAATATATAAAGCTTTCATCCTCAGCAACCTTTGATGGCGTTAAACCAAGTCGTTTTTCTACATCTTCAAACTTTACATTATCTATATAGATTGTTATTCTATCTATCATTACTACGATTATCTATATTTATAGAATAACAAAAATACAGAGAATAGTTTTTCCGTCCAACAAAACAACTGTTTTTTGGATATTCAAATCCTTTAGATTTTTAAATGCTCAATAAAAGGTTTCAGAACATATTCTTTGTAATCATTGGAGCATTGGAGTAGTTTTTCTTCCTCAAAAGAATTATCCACTTCAAATCCCATATAAATATCACAGTTCTCATCTTTACCCTTCTGCCATCGGGCAGGAATCTGTTTTAATAGATTATCTTTGACAATATCATCCCAAAGTATGCAATTATATGAAATGTCAGATAGATAGAAACGAATAACATTATAATCTTCATTAACCACGTATTCTAACCCTGCATCAAAAGCGTATTCTTTCTTTCTACATAAATAAGTAAAAGGAAGCTTATAAGAAATACTAAGCCAAGGACGTACGATATCCCCTTCGTTTTCCTCCAAACAAATCATCTTACCCCGTTCTACATATTTATTGTCAAATAAAAAATGTGACTTCATATCAGATTCTAATAATCTTTGAATATAAATTTTAATATTATCATAAACGGAATCAAAGCTTTTTTTTAAGTTGTTGGTAGTTATCGCTATTATGTCCAACATCATGGGCATATTAGTTAAACACTTCTTATTAAGTAAAGAGAGTTCTTGCAT